CTAATTAAAAGTAATTCTGTGTGACGGGGTTGGTACTGAGTTGCTTTTTCGCTATACCGAGACTGGAGTTGCTCGCGTTGGGGTTGTATTGACCCTTGAATGCGTTGAAATTATGGTAGGCATTATTGGTGTACTGCTGTGTCCATGCACCATCGGCTGAGTTAACACGACCATCGATTCGCGTTTGATCGGTCCTGGCTGCTGTTGGCATACCACCCTGATTAAGGGCGCCGGCGCGCACATTCATTCTTCCAGCATTACCCATACGATTCGCTTTACCACGACGATCATCGGGGCGGAATCCGTGTGCAAATAGCTCGTCGGCGGTATACCCAGAACCGTATGTACGCTTTTCACCAATCTTAGTAGCGGGAGAATTCACGTAACCGTGAGCAAACTTATGAATACTGGGTGCGGGGTTGTTATTGTATCCGTATTGCTCTGTATTACCATCCTTCTTGTTACGGGTTGGGTCTTGTGCGAGTGTGGTACCAGATATTATACGTTTAGCTCCGTTAAATCCTAAATTATCTGTTCGAGCACCGGTCTGCGACCTATTGGTTAAACGTTTTGTTTGCTCATGTTCGGATCGTACAGTTACACCCGTCATACCCTGAGCCCTACCCGGTTGCACGGGGCGACGCTCAAATAAGTAAGCAGTTTTTTCAGGTCTGTTCTGAGCGACATCTCCAGATTGACCACGGCGACCACCACTTATATCGAAAGCGGGACCACTTCGACCAGGTAAAGTTGTGAGACGATACGCTCCGACATTTTCGGGGTTTACACGGAAAAGTTGATGCTGCCCACCGTATGCGGGAACTTCGGGCCCCACACCTAAACCTGGACCTACGAGTTGTTTTTCGATAGGAGAAAGATTATTCATTCGACCATTGTCAAACATACGGTTTCGCATTTCGAGAAGTTCGCCACCACTCGATCGCGATTGGGGTACAATATCCGAAAAGTTATTTGTTTCTAATTTCCTCTGGGGTATTCTGTCGAGACTATCATCCAGCGGTATTTCGTCGGGGACTTCTGGAGTGAAAATTTCAGTATCCTCTTCCATTTCGTTTTGGATTCTGATATCAGATTCTTTCTTGTCACTGAAACGTTTTCCTAAATATGCCAAACCGGCTATAGCAGCTATGGAAACGGGATCAGCCATTCTTACTTTTTGGTGAGATTTTTATTGAAGGTATCTTCGACTAAACACACTGTTCTGAACTTCCGCGCGCGTACTCGTGGGTTCGTACTTCTGAGTTTCAAGGGGGAGTTTGCAGTGTACATCTTGGAGAGGGAATAGGTTTTGTTCGTATGTACGAGCCAGAATCTTATTAAATTGACTCGTCGATTGGGGTCGCAAACGATCACTCGTTTCGATGTATTCAGCGGGGGCTCCTTTACCCGCCATGTAGGGGGAGGTGCCGTAAAGCATTGTATTTGGGCGGCTGGAACCATAATTTAATGTGCTGGGCTGGGGATAGACAAACACTTCTTCAGTCGCACAAACAGGAGGCTTCACTGGATTTTCTACGATTTTCATTCCTGGTTGGAGTTGGTAGGCCATTTTACTATTACATGAGAATATTATCTAAGTCATCAAGGATACGAAGATCCCCTAGTCATACCACTACGCTTATCACCGTTAGGCTGTAATCCACCAAAGGCTTCTAATTGAACACCTCGGGCGTCGGGGTCACAATATCTACTATCCGTGCGACACAAAGGACCCTGCCTCGCACCGTACAACCACTCGGCGAAGGCGGTTTGGTCACCTGGTATATCTGTAACGGGTGTGGTGACAAATTGTCGCGCGAGGGCGTTTCGTTGCTGTTCTGGCCACGGGGATCTGGATTTTTGGGGACCGTACGGTATTTTATCTAACATCTTTTTATCGACTCTATCTTTTACTGTGGTATAATCACACGCTGGTAATCTACCGGGATTATCAGTGTAATCTGACATAAGAAGATTTCCCATGGGGTTATCTTTTGTGGGTAATTGACACATGGTATCTCCTGTAGAATCTGTTACGTAAAGTTCCTTTATCATGTTACTCTTTTCCATTACGTATAAAACACTCAAACCAGTGAGACCGAGTATTAAGATTCTCTGATCCCTGCGAATGAGATAAACTATGCATGTCGCATAAACTATGAATCGCGCAGTAGAGTTTATACGTTCTGCTGACATCTGGTTTTTTGTAGGCCAAAAGTCTAAAATTTTATCCTCCCTAATTAATTGTTTCGGATCGTTAAACAAGGATACCATTTAATATATAAAACTTTTATTTTTTCAACATTCCACCAAGGAGACCCTGCATGGACTTCATGAGCTGAGTCTCATCGAGTTCATCACCATCATTTTCCATCTTATCCGCACACTGCTTAGCGACATTCTCGATCATGCTGAGCGTTTCGGGTGGGATTGACGTGATTGTAGTGCCTAACATAAACAGGGTCTGAATGTATTGCCAAATGGCATTACGAGTACCCTCGGAAGCCTTTGGCCAAAGATTTTTAAGGTTCACGTCCTTAAGAAATTCCATATCATTAGCGTTTTCAAGGAAGAACGACTCGTCTCTCGAATTAACTTTTTCAATGTGCGGAGAAACACTATCCATGAATCCCGTAACGATAAGCTTACCGTTAGTAGAACGCATCATTTCGAAAGCTGCGATGTACTTCTTAACACCCTTCTCCTCGGGGAAGGTTTTATGAAGCTCGGTGAGAAATTGTCCCATCATGTCGTTGAAAGCGGTAACAGATGTCATATTATGTATTATACGTGTATTATTTCTTTAAGCGAATCAAAAAGGATCAGTAGATATAACTTCACGGTGACCTATACCGTTAGAAACTATGAAATACACTAAAATCATAACGAGAGCGGCTGGTTTGGCGTACGCGCTCGTTTCGAGGTCACCTTCATTATTAAGTTTCGCCTTGGAGTGTATATAACCAGCCGTTATAGCACCCGCTATAAGACTGGCGGAAGCCGGATCTCGGAAGTATTCGTCCATGTCTATATAATTAATACATAGGTTTTTTTATTCTATTGTCGGGGGCGTCTGGAAAAAGATCTTCACTTTCGTATCCCTGTTGAGGCTGAGCTTGAGGTTGGGGGCGTCCAGATTTTATTGTCCTGAACTCGTGTTGAAATGGGTTACTTTGTTGAGGCTGCCCCGATGTCATAGGCTCTTCACCCATAGGCTCTTCAGCCATAGGCTCTCCACCCATAGGCTCCCCGTCCATAGGCTCCCCGGTCATAGGCTCCCCTCCCATAGGCTCCCCGGCCATAGGCTCTTCTCCTTGACCTTCCATGGGTACATCTTCATCCATCTCCTGATTTTCACCTTCGTACTCATCCACATTATCCTCGGTGAGATTAGTATCTTGGGGGTCTATCATATCGTCAGTGGTGGTCATGTACGTTTGTAAAATCTGTTGAATGGGTATCAACTCCTTAACGGTTGTTTCTATACAGTAACTGAAACGGTCATATAGTTTATCGTTTCGACTGTGATCAGATTGGGTTTCGGTAAAAATGTATGGATCTTTGTACAGATCTTTCGCGATATTTTTATAACATGAATGAATAAAAACTTCATTTGTCGGTAATTTTACGGATAATTTCTTATTATCCTTGTTAAGCCTTACCGCGGATAAAATTTTTACAGAACTTACAAAAACAGCTGCGACGAGATCCTTAAACCACGCACACCTATTGGCTATGTTATCTGTATGATCTTTAGCCATGGTCTCATTCCATTCTGGGACATCCTTGAGAAGTTTTTGAAACATTTGTAAAACCTTACGTCCTTTTGAAAGTTTATGTGCTTCATCGTACATTTCAACGAAAACATCGATCATGGGAGGACACATTAATATAGACAGTTGCTCTAAGTATTCGCGCTTGGCTTCAACTAAGATGTTTAAGTTATCCATATACGATATTCCTTGTTTTTATTATTTCTTGTTTCCCGCATTCCCCCTGTATCTGTTCGCGGCTTTTTTCAAATTTATGAGTGTAGGGAAATCGGTGTCATCGTGTGCGACTTCCTTTTTTCGTTCACCACTTTTTCGAGTTGCCCACGAGATAGAAAGTAAGAAATCTGTGAGTATCTCCACGTTAAACCCCCCTATCCCGAGTTGTCGTATGATATACGACGTAGCTTTGTATCTATCAAAACTAGGAAATCCTAGTACAAACGCTGGAATTAGTACCACGACAGTATTTCCACCAACGTCGACGGTATTTCTTATCTTACGCGATACTTGTTCGTAGATTTTAGTGTATAACTCCTTTCTGAATCGCGTTCTCTTTTCCCTAATACGCGAAATTTCATCGACGCTTATCATTACATTAAACGTCGACTAATATTTAATGGATTCTAACTCACTTTTACGAATCTCGTTAAAAGGAACGTGTTCCATGACTGGAACGTCGTTTAAATAGGGTGATACATTTGTAGGTGGATTTATATCTATCGGTTTACTCTGAACGGCGTGTACTATTACATCATCACCGTTTACGATTATTTCAGCTGTTATCGAGAAACCGAAAGAGAAACCCTCCTGTTTTGCTACCATGAACATACATTTATACAGCACGTGGCTACTCGTTAAACTCTTAAATTTTTTTATTCGTGTAGTTTCTATGATGTAGGTGCACATGTCAGTCTTTTCTTTTATGTATTTGTTCGTGGCCAAAATCATCTTTTCCATGAGATCGGGGGTTATATCTATAGCTTCTTCTTGTTCCTTGTATTTTTTCATATCCATACCAGCATCATCAAAGGTGACGGGTCCAACCGGTTTTTTGTACCCAGAACAGTTGAAGTTTTCTTTCCTGGATGAAAGGGTTATGATACATATGATTACTACCAGTAACAGTACTACTATCATTTAATATAACTTATAAAAAAACTGTGTAAATAATTTAAAAAAAAAGTAACCGATAAAAATATAACATGTCATTGTTGATTTTTAGTCCAAAGTGTAATCATAGTTTGGATATCATCGAATATGTTAACAGTAATGCCCAACTTAAGAGGTTGGTACAGTACCACAATATAAATGTCATGGGTATCCCTCCACAGTACAAAAATAAGATTACGAGAGTCCCGACAATGCTCACAAAAAATGGTAAAATTTTGGTAGGAAATGAAATAAAAAATTGGCTCGAAAGCCTGCTGCCAGCTAAGGAACTTGAATCTTGTGATTTCGGTAATTGTGTGATGACGACTTTAGATGGAGAATCTAATCAGGATATGTTTGGTTTGGAAGACTACGGTCGAACTTTACAACCTCCCATGACGAAAGAACTTCAAGATAAAATTAATCAAACTGTATCGGACGCTTATACAGATATAAAGAAATAAACGTTAATTTATCGAGTATGAAGTTAGTGACGGTACAAGCCGCAGCTATTAAGTCTACATTTGAAGTGTTAAAAGATATTCTTAACGATGTCAACATATACTTTAAGCCCGATGGTATATATATAGTAACGCTCGATACAGCTCGATCATCATTGGTTGATATGTATTTATCGTCGGAAAACTTCGAAGAATATGATTGCCCTCAACAGATAGAAACTGGTGTGAACGTTACTAATATGTTTAAGTTGTTAAAAACTATAACGAGTAACGACGTTCTCGTCATAAGCATAAACTCTAAAGAATATATGAATATCGAGATTCATAACGAGAATAAGAAAACCAGTACTAAGTTCGCACTTAAACTATTGGATATCAACGAAAATCAAATCGAAGTTCCAGAAACGAATATGACGATCACCACACCGATGCCTTCGGTTGATTTTCAGCGTATTTGTAGAGATATGTCGAACATAGGAAGTGAAATACAGATTACACGGGAGGGGAAATATATCACGTTAACGTGTCACGGAGACTTTGCTAATCAAGAAACATCGATAGAATGCAACGATGAATGTTCCAAGTTAACGGGTGTATATTCTCTTAGATATATGAATATATTTACGAAAGCGACGAGTATGTGCGCGACGGTACAAATAATGCAAGAGGAACAGAATAGATTTTTGATATTGAAATATAACGTAGCAAACTTGGGTGAACTTAAATTTTATTTAGCTACTAAGGTAGATGAAGATCACTGATATACCCAGTCTTTACGTCGATAGTCTTGTTCATTCCTACGATGTTCTTTATCTTGATCTTGGGAAACTTTTCGTAGGTTGAATCTTCATACCAAAACATATCTTTTATTTCGATTTTTTCATTGTAAAAGTCACTAAACGGTCCTGCGTACCGGGATATTTTACATAACAGATCTTTTACAGGTTTATCCCCCTCATCTAATAAAACGGCCGAGGACAGTGGTAAATTGAATATCATATTGGTTCGTTT